CCCAGCATCTCGGACGCTTCTTGCAATTTCTGCCGTAGTTCGACCCAATGTTACCCCGTCTCTGATAATTTGGAGGATCTGTTGACTTTTCCTCACCCCAAAAGTCCGCAGCGCGTCTCTGATCGTAAAACCTTTAGTCGGCTCTAGTTGCATCAGCTTCGAAAGCATCCCGGCTTGAACTGCTGCGACTGCTGGGGTAACGATCTCCACTCCAGCGCCGACGGCATCCACCAAAGCCCGCTGATTAAATTCGACCTCATATTCTAACAAGTCCATCGCCTCTGCGATCACTTCCTCCGTATAGTCCCCGTTTAGCTCTTCTACGCGGTCCAAAAGGTCCGCGATGACTTGCTCCTGTCTGGCGTAGGAAAGCTCTGAGAAGTCAAATCCGAGCCTCTGCTGGGCTTCTCGGATCAGTTCGGCAATGTAAGCCTTCGCCGCGTCCTCTCTGCCCTTCGCGTATCGCTGCAAAAAGACCTGATGACGGGTGAGCGCGTCTTCTATGTCATCATTCGTTGACATCTATGGGTGCTTCTTCCTGCTCTTCAGGCTCTTCCGGCTGTGGTCCGGGCATCGCTAGGGGGTTAATCTCGCCTAGCTCTTCCTTGATGTCTTCCAGCGTCCTTTCAGCTTCCACGATGCCTGCGGCCTTCAGTCGGTCAAAAATGTCAGCCTCGCCCAAAATCTGCCGGTCTAACAGCGTGACCATGCTCATGATCATCTGAGGGTCTACCGATTTATCGTAGAATTCACGGTTGATGGCGAATTCTGGCTCCTCTGCTACGCCCATGAACTCACCAACCCACTGGATGCACCGCAACACACCTTGACTTAAATTGTGAACAATGTCCCCTAACACACTGTTTTCACTAGCAAATCTGATCCTAGCTCCCTCGGCTGTTTCGTTACCGGCTCGATCTGTGATGATCCGCGCACCGATAGCGACCATGGCTTGCTCTTTCGCTTTCATGGCCTCCAGCACCAAGCTGTTCGGGTCCGCTTGCAATAGGGTCGCGCTACCATTCTCGCCTAGTACGTGACCGGTCCTTGACCCTAGCTTGATCCCCATCGGGTTAAACTCTTCCCATCGCTCAGGGCTGAGGCTATGCGTAATAAACAGCGTCGGTTGACCAGTGAGAAAGCAGGACTCCTCGTAATCTGCGGAATTTCGATAGTGCGCGATATTCACATCCGCAATATCTGAAAGGGGCGCGTCGTCAATCGTTGGGTCGTTATTCTTGGCTCCTACAAAAATGGCCGGGATCGAGTCCCATGTGGAGCCATCAGCCCGCTTGGGGTAGATCTCGTCCGTGTAGGGTTCCTCGTCCCGATAAAGCTGCTGGGTATAGCCATCCTCGCGCAAGCGTAGCACTCGGTACTGCGTTTCGGTGTCATGCCCGAACTCATCATCACCCGTGAGATATTCTTCGGCCAATACGCACATGGCCAAAAGTTTGCGCCCTCGTATGGTTTCGGTTTTCCAGTTAATGACTTGTTCGGCGGTATACGGAATGATCGTAGCCCTAAGGTCTAACGCTGCCACATCCTCGGCGCTCAACCCGTCCTCTGCCTGCGGATAGTCCACCAGAAAGAACGCGCGGCCCGTTTCTAACAGGTTACTAAGCTCGTCCTTGCATAACTGCATTAGGCCCAGCCCGTCCCCTGTCGCGTCGTTTACGAGGTAATCGAGGCTCTCGGGCAACTCGAAGCTCGGCTCCTTACGGAATGCCGCCCCGACTAGGGCGTTCTTGGTGCGTCCGGTGAAATTGGTGAATAGCGCCCGCTTGATGTATTGCTTGTATCGGATGCTTTCCACCCCGATGCGATCATCACTGCTTTGTGGATCAGGAACCGGCAAGTAAAGGCTTTTCTTCTCTTTGACCTTGACGGAGCCGCGTACAGCGTCCCGCGTCTTTTGCCATGCCGGGATGAATCGTTCATAATCTGGGTGCTTGTTACTAACGGCCATCTATTGCCTCACGTTGCAAAGCTAAACGCCACATTCGCCACGGGCCTAATAACTGGCATCTCGTAGGCGATGGGGTACGTTGTCGCGTCGTTTTGGTGGTCCTTCCCGCTGGATTTATCCGGCTCCCCGTTGTCGTTGTATACCTGCTGCTCAAGGCATTCGGCTACATTCTTGCACATTTTCGAATTAATTTTAACTCGCCCCGATTCCAGTGCTTTATTCATGGCTAGAATGCGATCCTTAACCGCTGGGTTCTTCTTGTGCGCCCTCACCTTGTAACCCGCTTGCTCAAGTAGCGCAATGTCAGAAAGGCTCGCGTCTACCGTCTTGCGACTACCGCCGGAGGCGTCCGGGTATACGTATATCTCGTGATTGGGGTATCGCTCGTCAATCGTGCGGATCATGTCGGGCGTATCGTACATATTGACCAGCTCATCAACCGCGTGCCATGTATGGCCGCCGTCCCTCTGTACGTACACCGTCGCGGCCTGCTTTGTCACGTTGAAGTCGCAACCAATAAACAGCGGCTCGCCTTGCCTGATGTCCTCGTCACTCTCACATGCGGCCCGATCATAATTCACGTACACGCTGCCGCTCGTTAGGTTGACAAACTCGCCATTCAGGTAAGCATCGAGTAGGTGATTCGGGTAGCTATCCCGCAAGCTGTCAACGTAGCCCTCCGGCAAGTATGGGTTGCTTTCGGTCTTGGCCTGAATGATCTCATAGCCTTCTTTGGGTTCTTTCTTCCACGTATGCCAGACGAATTTGAACCCCTCGGGCGTCGTCGTCACGCCCACCGTATTGGGTTCCCCGGTTGGCTTCTTCTGCCTATTGCGAGCGAGGATCTGCCGCCATGCGTGCGCTGCATCGTCCGGCTTCATGGTGTCCAGCTCGTCAACGTCGGCGTCGGCGTGTTCGTAGCCGATGATCCGATGGGGCGCATCCATGGAGCGGAAGAAAATCGACCCGTAGCCGGTCAACTCGATCTTGTTGATTGGGGTCTTGTACAGGCGAAACGGTACGCCCAGATCGTGCAAGGCTTGCTCGAAGCGCGGGAAGGCAATCATGCGGATGAGGTCATAGGTGGGCGCATAGTATCCGCGATCTGTCCCAGGGTTCTTGAGCAGTCCCAGAATGGCCCTCTTTATGGCTGCTTCTGTCTTGCCAGACCCAAAGCCCGCCACCATTGCTGGGAAGCGGGCCTTGCTGAATATGTAGTCAAATTGGGGCTTGGTTGGGTTAATCTTCGCCATCGTAGGGGCTAACCACCTCGATGGTGATGGGCTTGTGATCGTTCACGATCTCTTGGTTGTCACGCTGGCCGAGTAGCTGCTTTCCTAGCCATATCGCCATTGCAGCATTGCCATTTTCCATGATCTTAAACTGCTCGCGCCTGACCGACGTTTTCCCGCTTGCCCTGCCCTTGTCGACGATAGCCTTAAACTCTTCCTCGTTTGAGAGCCGGTCCTCAATGGTTCGCTTACTGCATCCGAAGTAGGCGGCGATCTCGTCCACCGTACAATTCAGGCGACAGAGGCGCTCTAACTCTTCAAGATTAAATTCAATGCGGGGTCGTCCTGCCATGGTTCACCTGTGGCGCTTGGTTGTCTTGCGGGCCTTCTTAGGCTGTGCGCTGTGCTGTTTGCCTTTCTTCAGGTCTTGGCGCTTCTTGCGGGTTGTCGCTGCGTACTCGCTCGCGCTCATTGACTTAATAGCAGCCTCGGGCAAGTACCGCTCACCTGTGGCGTTCTTGCCTTGTGTGGACGGCTTGCCGCTCTTGGTTCGCCACTTTTGTTTTGTCCACCGCTTCAGGCTTTTTTGTGAGTCTTTCAGCGCCACGTCTTTCGCGCCTTACTCTTCGCAGACTTAGACAGTTCGCCGAAGTGGTAAAGGCGCTGGCTTGTCTTGCCGTGTGTTTTCCCAGAGTGCAACGAGCCGTCGGGCATCTTGTGCGATTGCCCCTTGTGCTGCTTCCCGTCCTTGAAGTAATGCTTAACACCTGCCGCCATTAGTCTCGATAGCCTCCGCCTTTCGCCTTGTACTCTTTCGCCAGCATTTGCGCTTTACGTGCCGACCATTGCCCCGGCTTGCCACCCTTGCCGCCTGCCTTGATCTTCTCAAACAGGCGCTTTCGCATCGTTGGCTTAGTGTAGTTGCCCGCCTTGTTGACAGTGCTCTTTGACTTTGCCGGGGTCTTCTTTGCGGCCATCTACTTCTTGGCCTTCTTCTTCGGCTTCGGCTTTGGCGCTGCCTTCTTTACGTTCATCCCTTTTTTCTTCATGTCTTTGTAGGGCATTTTTTACTCCTTACCATTTTACGCGGTTTGACCAATAAGAACCCGACATTTTGTTTTTGATGTTTGCCGAGTGCCTAGCTTTAAATGATTTACGCCTCGCTGCTGCTGCCTTGCTCTCGCCTTCTCGCTTGGGCGATCCCTTTACACCTTGCTGCCCAAACCTAATCAGCTTGATCTTGTCGCCGTCTTTCGCCACTACTGCGTGACTCTTAGTCGGGTGATTCGGTGTCCGCTTCGGCTGGTTGTATCTTTCGGCCCCGATTCTTTCCAACCTTGGGTCTTTCTTCTTTTTGCTCATCTTCGCTGCCTTTTTTAAGGTCCGCAGAAATTGCGCCGGACGTGATCAGAATCTCGGCCTCAGTAAGTCCCTCAGTCGCCGCCAGAAGCTCGTTAAGCGCCGTCCTTGAACTTGAAACGCCGTCTGCATTAATTCGGAGACTTTTCCCCAGCGCGATACAACCGACGACATCAGCCGGAGTATTCCCGGCATGAATGAGAATATAAGAACGATCAGGAACTTCGAGGATGTGCCACGTATTTTTGCCAAACTTAGGCGAATCGTGGCGGCCCATTTTGTAAGAGCCTTCAGGGATACATGATTCGAATGGCTGGTTGTCCTTCCAGGGTTTTTCAACGGTCCACCATTGTTGATCGCCATGCGTGAGGACTCCCATGGTTCTGTCATCGAGATATGCGAATCGTTGCAACTGTAGCATCTGAGCTGCCTTTGCTTTGTGTTCGCGTTGATTGTATATAACCGGATGGAATAAAAAAACCCCCAAGGGCCACAGGAGAGCAACCCAAGGGGGTCGAGGGTAGTCTTCGCAAGAACGCTAAACCACCATGCTGTCAACTGTTGATTCTACTCTATATCCTCTTTCTGTGGTAGTTTTTTGTTGCTTTCCATTCTTTCGAACTTTTCCACAATTTGTCGGGCCTGCCCGATTGATAAGCGTTGGCCCGTCTCGGTATTCTTCAAAACTTTAGCGGGTGCGAAAGTTTGACCCATTGGGGATTGTTTCCATCGTGCGGTTTTGATGTTCTTCAGTGGCCCAACTGGCGCACCACAGGCTGCGGCTCTTTCCAAAAGTTGCTTGCTCATAAGCATTCAACCAGAGCCCAAGTGCTGCGGGCTTGCCATTTGTTCTGGAAGATACCCCGGCCAAGCATTTCGAATCTGGCCGCGCTGAACTCATCGTGCAAGGCTCGGTCGGTGTTCCAGTGCTCATTCAATATTTGATCGGCTGAGTGTAACTCCCACTCGAGCTGGAGCCTTAAAAATCTCCCAATTGCGGGTAGATCGTGCCTCATCACCTCGTATTCCGCGCCCTTTCCTTCGCCTTCGGTACAAACGAACTTGTATTCATTCGCCATTTTCCCGCCTCCCTAGTATAGCACAGGGCCGCTTATGCGGCCACCTTAACTCGTTGCTTGAACTGTCGATAGAATCCGAACTCGTCGCGCCGGAGCATCTTGAAGACCGTTTGACGGTGGGTTACTGGGCAAGTGCGCGTGATGTCGC